TGGGTTGTTGTTAAGAACGTTAAGGTCGCTTCCTAATTTAGGATTTAGATCTGCTGAAAGGCCCCCATTAATTTGGGGGCTTTTCCTTTTAATTGACTAATGCTATAATTAAATGACCTACAAAAGGAGAAATTAATGTCATTTGATACATTAAAAATTGCAGAGCTAAAGCAAATAGCTGAAGATTTTGCAGTCGATATTACAGATCAAAAAGGTAAAAAGGATATAATTGCTGCTCTCGCAGAAGAGGGCGTTACTTGGGCCATTTATAGTAAGGCCAAGGGTATAGAGGAAGAAGAAAAGCAGATGAACGAAACATTACCAAAGGCGGCACCAAAGGTAGTAAATAAAGAAGACATGGTTCTTGTTAAAATGATTCGTCCAAATTTTAGTTATGAAACAAGAGGGCATCGCTTTACAAAAGAACACCCATTCGTTGCTATGGACAAAGATACAGCCCAAGCAATTTTTGATAAGGAGGAAGGCTTTGTTATGGCTACTCCAGCAGAAGTGCAGGAGTTCTACAGCTAAGCCAATAAAATGGCAGAGGTATTAAAAAATACATATTCACCTGTTTACCACCAAGTTTTTTGGAAAGGCAATGTGGTGGATGCAGACTCTTTGCCTACTGTAAAAGTTTATGATATTACAGATAATCCAGAGGAAGAAGATCCTGGATTAACTTTACTATTAACAACTCTTACGGCAGAAAAAGATGAAACAAATACTGGCTCATATGCAGTTTATATACCATTGCTATATACATCATCAAGAGCAACCTTAAGATTAATTTGGCAATATAACGTTGAGTCAAATGCAGTTTCTTATGAACATGATGTATTTATCATAACACCATATGCAGATTTGTATCAAGCAGGTAATTCAATGGGATTCAGTACTGACCCATCAGATCCAGGATATAAATCATATAAAGAATTAGCTTCAGCAGAAAGATATGCACGTAAACGTATAGAAGAATTTACAGGACAAGCATTTTATTTATATAATGATGTTTTAAGAATAATGGGTTCAGATTCTGACACATTGACGTTGCCAGATAGAATCCAAACTCTCCATAAACTATATATAAATGATATTTTATTGATTGATAATACTGTTAATCCAGTTGTAAATAATTGGGGATACGATGTTCAAATATCTGAAACAGGTTTTGGAATTAGAATCAATCGTGCCAACATGCTAGACAATACAGTATATGTTGCAAATGGAATGATTCCACCATCTATTCATGACGGCAATGGAGTATTTAGAAACGGCGTAATGTATGAAGTCCAAGGCAAATTTGGATGGAAAAAGATTCCAGACGAAGTAGAGCTTGCGGCGATAGAATTGATGAAAGACTTTTTCTCAAAAGATAGTACTTGGAAAAATCAATATATACAAAATATTCAAACATTTGACTGGCAGTTTGAATATAACTCAGAAGTATTTGTGGGAACAGGCAATGCTTACGCAGACCGTCTATTGTCAGACTTTGTTGTAAATAAAGCCTCGATAATCTAATGTCTTCGGTTATCAATGCCGTACTATCCATGAAGATGGATATATATAGACAGCTAGACGTTCAAGACGTCAATACTGGGGCATTACGTAAATCGTGGACATATTATAAAACTATAGATTGTCATGCCAAAGGAGTAATAAGCAACTCTGCTACTACTAGATCTAGCGACAAGCAGGTATTTAGCAATAAGTACCAAAATGATCAGATGATACAAGTAAGAACTTCTGATCGTTTGACAGCTAGAGAAAAAGTAACAAATATAAGAAATGCAGAAGGTATATGCATTTGGACAGAAATAAATTTCCCAACAGAGACTCCAACCGTTTTTGAAGTAGTTGGCACAACTCCAATAACAGATCCATTCGGAAGAGTGGTTGGATATAACACGGCTATGAAGAGATCGGAGAATCAAGAAATTGGACTCTAATGTTATGCTAGTTCAGGCTGCCAGCGGTCTAGAAAAATTGATGGCGGGATCAAAAGGCGAAGTATTAAAGGATAGCATGGTAGCTCAAATATCAGCCTATGTATATTACAATGCACATGTAATAGCTAAGTTGACAGAAAATGCTGCATTTAAAAATAAATTTAAAGAAGTTATATTTAATCAAATAGATAAGGATTTTGGAGAATATGTAGACTCACAAGCTAGAGTAAAGCCAAAATCACTACACCATGTTTATGAGTGGAAGCAGACTGGAGTTAAATCTGGACGCTTATTTAAATTAAATAAAATAGATTCAACAGGATTATCATTTCAAGTTAGTTATAATTTTTTACCATCTAAAACATTTGCAAAAGGTCAAGGAAGGCGCAGACACGTATTTGTAGAAAAAGCTTCTGTGATGGAAGATGGAATGCCTCTTAAAATTGCTCCACGCCACGCAGAGCGCCTTGTATTCGATACCAATGGTTATACAGTATTTATGCCTAAAGGGGCCTCTGTGACCGTTAGAAGGCCTGGAGGAGCCAGTGTAAAAAATTCATTTAAAATGACTCATATGAGATTTTTTACATCTAATCTAGTTAATGTTTCTATTAAAAAATCTGGATTTCAAAGAATGTTTAATTTAGCAATGACTAATGCTCTTAAATTGCCGTCCTCAATTAAAAGAGTTAGTTATTCATTTAGCCCAAATACGGTTCGTAGTCAGGCAGATATTAAATTGACAGCAGCATTTGGAGGTGCCCTATGACAGTTAATTATAAGATGGACGCAATGCTTGAGCTCAGAAGGTTTTTATGGAGCAGGTTAACTGATCTAGAAATATTCGATGCTGATCAATACTACAGCGATAATCTTGCGGAAACGATTGTCCCAATTATCCCTGTACAACAGATGGCTGAAATGAATCAATTTTTGAGCGGCAAGAAGCATATTATATATGACAAGATAGGCCTATCGTATGAAGAAAATTGGATGGTCTGCTGCGAACAGATATTGTTCACTGTATACTCAACAGATGTTTCTGAAATTAATGAAATAAGAAACTTCATGACAGATGAATTCCGACGCATGGATGAGTCAGCCAGAGATATAAATAAATGGGCTGGCCTGTCAAATAAATTTAAATTTTTCAGCATATATATTGCCGATATGTCTCCTACCGCCCCGTCTGAGGAACTAAAAGGATTCTTGTCTGCAGACGTGATCCTTGAGGTCAAATATGCCAGAATGGTGGACGGCGTAGGCAGATTCGTATAGTTTGCCTTTTTACCTTTATTCCTCTATTATTAGACTAATGAGGAAAGAGCCTAGCCAGCTAGATGACTAAAATTTTTGAAAACCACAGGAGGTGGAAATAAATATGGCACAATTGACAGGTAATGCAAGAAACATTCTCGTCGGTGCTTCTCCGTTGTTCATTTCAAATATTGATTCAACAACTTCGGGTTATGCAACTTACGAAAATTCAGAGCCAGGTACAGCAAACGCAGCAGCATTTGTAACAGGAACATCCTATACAGATACTCTTAATGCAGTATCTTCTGGAACCTTCTATTACAGAAACGTTGGTTATACAAACAATGGTCTTCAGATCACTTATAACCCAACTTATGATTCAGTAACCGTCGATCAGCTCCTTGATACAGCTAAGCTGTTCAAGTCTGCGATGGAGGTTATGATCATGACTGAAATGTCCGAAGGAACTCTAGAAAACGTTCTAGTAGTTTTCGGTCAAGGAGATGATCCAGCTAATAACTCTGCTATCACTCAGGATAACACAATTATTCAGAGCGGTACAGGAACATCATACAAGAATACCCTTGGTATTGCAGCAGGTGCTCTTGGTATTGCACCAACAGAGCGTCAGCTTATTGCAGTTGGTCAAGCACCAACCACACAGAATTCAGGAACAAGCAATGCTTCGCAAAACGTAGCACGTGCAGAGCGTGTATATTATGCACGTCGTGTTCTATCTGTACAGCAATCACAGTTTACCCTAGCTCGTAATACACCAACTACATTTCCAGTAACCTTCCGTCTTCTACCATCAGGCGAAACCGCCTATGCTGGCCAGGAGTACGGTAAGATTATTGACCGTGTATTGACAGTATAATTTAATACTGAAATTATGAAGGCCCCCAATTTATTTGGGGGCTTTCTGCTTGTATTTGTAGAATCTATTTGTTATAATGATTAAGACTATCCAAGGAGGATAAATTGGCTACTACAGTATACGACGTAGAAGAAATACAATTGCAAACTGGGCAGACAGTAAAACTTAAGCCCCTATCAATCGCAGAACTTCGTAAGTTCATGGCGGTTATGGAAAAATCAAAAAATGCAGAGTCAGAAAATCAATCTTTAGATATTCTTATCGAGGCATGCGGTGTTGCCCTAGAAAAGCAACTTCCCGATTTAGTCAAGACAAAAGAAGATCTAGAGAATGCACTAGACATACCAACAATTAATAAAATTCTGGAAGTATGTGGAGGAATTAAACTCGAAGACCCAAACCTAATAGCGGCAGCGGTGCTGGCTGGTCAGAACTAGATCTAGCCGCTTTAGAGGGACAAGTTTTTCTTTTAGGTAGTTGGAAAAATTACCACGAACTAGAAGAAAATCTTTCGCTACCAGAACTTCTTGAGACTTTTAAAGCAATGCAAAAGACTGAAGAAGAAAAAAGAATATTCTTGGCTTCTCTCCAAGGTGTCGACATAAGAGAGAATCAAGGGAAAGAAGGTCCAACCTTCGAAGATGTAAGAAACAAAGCGTTAGGCATCAATGCATCTAAAGATGATGTTGTCTCCTTACAAGGAGCGATGGCTCAGCAGCAAGGTTTCGGAATCGGAATGGGGTTGGGATACTCTAGGAGTAATACTTAGAATAAATGGCTGACGAGCAAATAGTAACACGAATAGTCGCTACTGCCGACTTCTCAAACCTTATTGCAGATGTGCATAAGGTTACAGCCAACCTTTCTCAACTTCAAGAAAAAATAGCTCAAACTAATAAATCGCTTGCTAATCAAATAGCGGTGATGAACCGATCATTTTCGGAAACTATTAGAAGCACTGGCCAATTCTCAACTCATTTCGTCAGCCTTACATCAGATGTAGAGAAATTTGGCAAAAATCTTGATTCAGGAAGATTAAAGTTAAGAGATTATTTCAGGGTATATCAAGATCATGCAAGAACTTCTGGCGGATTAATCAGAGATCTTGCTAAGCAACAAGTACAATTACAAAATGCTGTATTGCAGCCTCTAGGCAGAAATGCCCAGGGGCTCATGCAGTTTAATGTGCATATTCCAAGAGGATTAGACGCAACAAAAAATAAGGCGGCATTACTGAAACAAGAACTTCAGATAATGAATAAAGTAATTCAAGATGGCGGAGTACAATTAATTAACTGGGGTAAGAATACGCAATGGGCAGGCCGCCAGTTAACAGTAGGTTTGACATTACCTCTAGTAGCATTCGGCAAAGCTGCAGCAGATGCATTTAGAACTGCAGATCAAGAACTTACAAGACTTTCAAAGGTTTATGGTGATATAGGTGGGGCAACATCACAACAATTAACTCAAATTAGACGAGATGTAGCAGCAACAGCAAAAGAATTATCTGCTGGAATGGGTGTTAATTTCCAGGAAACAATTGCATTAGCTGCTGATATTGCAGCGACAGGAAAAACTGGAAATGAGTTGTTGTCGTCAGTTTCTGAAACAACACGCCTTGCAGTACTTGGTGAAGTAGATCGTCAAGAGGCTATGAAAGCAACTCTTGCAATTCAATCAGCATTTAAACAGAATACCGAAGAGCTTGCTGGATCAATTAACTTTCTTAACGCAGTTGAAAACCAAACTTCAACTACTCTAAATGACTTAGTAGAAGCAATTCCAAAAGCTGGTCCAGTTATTAAAGGTTTGGGCGGAGATGTTCAAGATCTTGCGTTATATCTTACAGCAATGCGTGAAGGTGGAATTAGTGCATCAGAAGGAGCGAATGCTCTAAAATCAGCCCTAGCATCTTTAATTAACCCAACAGATGTTGCTGTAGAAAAGTTCCAAGGATTTGGAATCGATCTTCTAGGCATTGTAAGAGACAATGCTGGGGATGTTACAAAAACTTTATTTGCTTTGCAAGGAGCTTTAGATAGGCTTGACCCATTACAAAAACAGCAAGCAATTGAGCAGCTATTTGGTAAATTCCAATTCTCACGTTTGAATGCTTTGTTTGAAAACTTAGGCCGTCAAGGCAGTCAGACTCTACAAGTTTTAGATTTAATGAAGGCCAGCGCAGGCGAGTTGGAAGCGGTGGCAGCACGAGAATTAGCAGCAGTAACAGAATCAGCATCAGGTAGATATCGTAGAGCAATAGAAGGACTTAAAGCAGAGCTAGCTGGAGTTGGAGAGCAATTCTTAAATATTACAACAAACGTAGTAAATCTATTTACAAAGGTAATGGAATTTGTAAATAATTTACCAAAGCCAGTAAAAACTTTATTGACTACCTTTGCAGGATTTACTGCAATTGCTGGTCCAGTTATTATGTTGACTGGTCTTTTGGCCAACTTCTTTGGTTATATAATTAAAGGCATTGGACACCTAAAAGCTTTATTCAAAGGTGCAGAAGGATTTAAACTTTTAACTCCAGAACTTTTAGCAGCACAACGTGCCGCTGGAATGATGGAAAATCAATTCTATAGTGATGCAAGAGCAGCGAGTGTTCTTAGTGCCGCACTAAATAACCTTATAGACGATTTAGCTGTATTGAAAGCTAACGCTTCTGCAGTATCTATTCCAGTAAATCCAGCAGTCACTACAGCAGCAGGAACTGTAATAAATCCTGGAGTTCCTGGAGGCAGGGTAGTTGATCCATCAAGTCCTTATCTGGGTGGAATGGGAAGGGCATCCGCACATCTTAATCCAAGAAATCCAAATGATCCTGCAACAATATTTGGATTTACATTGCAGCCAGAGCCCGTAAATAGAAGAATTGGTAGAACTCCACAAATATTGATGACAGAAAGAATGCCAGACATAGAAGGGTTAACTTCTGTAGGAGGAATTTCAACAGGTGTAGTTGCACAAGAGCAAGCAAGATATCAAGCTCTTATGGCAACTCTTGGAATGCAGAGCAAGGCAGAAGTAGAAGCTTTAAAGAAAACTATAGCAACAGGCGGTGCAGTATCGACAGATTTTATTCAAACATTTGATGATATTCTTCCATTAACTCAAAGATTGACAATGAATGCTGCAGCACAGTCCAAAGCTATTGTTGCAGAACTACAGGCTGGAAAACTTACAGTAGATCAAGCAAAGGCACAAATAATTGCAGTAAATGCACAGCTAGAGGCATCATTGGGTCAAGAGGTTACTGCATATGCAGCTGCTCGTGGAAGAACAATTGATTTAACTAAGGCTCCGCTTATTGATCAGCCCGTAGTAGATCCAAGAGGAAAGTCAAATCTGCGTGGAATGTATCGCAAGGGAATATTCAGAAGAGTAATGTCTGCGGTTGGAAGAGCAACTAGAACTCGCACATTAGGTGGATCTTACAGCATTGAAACTACAAGGCCGCAGGGCTTAAATAGTGGTGGCATGGTATATATGAGCAATGGAAGCATTGTTCCTGGGCCAAATGTTAACTCAGATGTTGTACCAGCAATGCTTACTCCTGGAGAGTTTGTTGTAAATAGAGAGGCAACTGCAGCAAATCTGCCTCTGCTTACAGCAATCAATAACGGATATAATAATGGCGGAAAAGTAAGATTTCAAAGAGGACATGTAGGCGCACAACTTCCAGGAACTGGATTAGACGTATCAACACTTGCTCCAAAATCTAGAAGTGTTAGCTATGTAGCACAAGGAATTCCAATTTGGATGACTGCAAATATGAACCAAAGACTAAGAAGCGGAGATAGTGGTTTATATGGTTCTCAAATTTATGATGAGTTTAATATAGCTTTAAGAAATGGTAGACACCCATTTGAACCACTAATAACAGCAGCCAGAGCTTCTGGAATGCCAGGAGAGGAAGCAAGAATCCTCTCTGTATTTGATGATATGATGAATGATTTGCGTGGCAAAGATTCAGGAAAACTATTTAGAGGTGGAACTGGAGATTCTTTCGAAAGTCATTTCGATAGAAGGTATGTTTCTAGATTTGGAAAAGATTTTCAACAATTGTTTAGGTCTTATGGAACTGCATATGGTGCAAGAGGATCTAGAGGTATGGTTGGACTTGGAACAGTTCATATTGATCCTAAGACTGGTCAAATGCAATCTATCCGTGGTAGAGGTCATCCATTAGCTAGAGGAATACCTTCTGGAGTACTAGGTTCATATAGCGGAGCAGGATTTGCAAGAGGTAGAGCTTCTCTTGCTAGAGGATTAGCAGCTGGAGCATTGTCTGCATTAAGCAGAGGAAGAATTAGGATGAATAGGGGAGGCCTAATCCCTGGATATCAAGCTGGCGGAGTAGTTCGTCAGATGGCAATGGGAACTATTGGCTACATGGGCGGTTCTGCAATTGGCGGTCAAATTGGTGGAGAGACAGGATCAATGGTTGGCGGAATGCTTGGGTCAATGGCCCCAATGCTTATGATGGGATCTGGGCAAGATAGAGGATTGGGCGGAGCAATTAAAGTTCAAAGTAAATTTGGATCGATGCTTGCAGCAAATGCGGCGGCAGGAAATAAATTTACATCTACACTATCTAGAGTAGCTTTAGGTCTTACTAGAACAAATCTTGCTTTAGGCGTTGTTACTGCAGCAGCCTTTGCAGGATATAAAGCTTGGCAAAATTATCAAGAAAACTTAGAGCGTACAAGATTATCGTTTGGGCTAACTGCTGAATCAGCTTCAAAATTAGGTTTAAGGTATAAAGACTATAACACACAAATTAAGGATATTATAGGAACAACAAAAGCTTTAATGGATAGAAATAAAGCTTTGTATGAAAGCATGACATATGGCGGCGGACCATTTAAGATGACAATTGCTGATTATAAAAAACTTCGCAAAGAAGTAAAAGAAACTATGGGTCAGCAAATAGATCTTATAAATAATACAAAACAAGCTGATTTAGGAGCAGTAGCAACAAGGTTAAAGACTCAGTTCGTTGCTGCTGGAATGTCTGCAGAAGACGCCTCAAAGAAGATTTACATGGCATTCAATCTTTCAAATAAGGCAAGTCAGGCATATTCATCAACTCTTGGAAATAAGATGTTTACAGGAATTACAAATGCTCAAACAGCTGCTGTTAGTGCTGTACAACAGTTTGATTTATCGACAGGTCTTAGAGATGCTAAGACTCAAGCTAATGCGCTAAATACAGCGCTTACTGCAGTAGATGGCGGAATTGCTGAACTTATTAAAACTAGCGAAGAAAAAGCTAAAAAAGATAAAACTGGAAACACAAAGGTTTTGACAGGATATCAAGCAGAAAAACAAATGCTAGATCAAATTAATTCTAAGGTTAAAAATCAAAAGAATCTTACAAAAGAATTAATTAATGAAATGGCTAAGCAAAATCCAGAAATTAAGAAATTTGCTACAACTCAAGATAACGTAGTAAGTCTTTTCCAGAAAATGCGTATAGCAGCAAAAGGCTTTACTGGAGATATGACACAGCTAACCCAGGCTCAGACAAATGCATTGTATACAATGAGTAACGAGATATCTAATGCCGTGGTAGCTGCAAATAAAAATGGAGCGCTCAAGTCTCAGTATGAAAATTTAAGCAAATTAACTGCTAAACAAAAAGAACTCCTGTCCGCTATTAAGGGCCAAACAGTTCAGCAGCAAATTAATGCTAGAGAAGCAATTAAAAATATTAATAAAGAAATTGAGGCTATTCGCAAAAAGGCTGAAGAACGCAAGAAAGCTTTAAGAGAAGAGCAGCAAGACGAAGATGTTCGCTTGCAAATACAACAAAAGCAACTTGAGTACCAGGATATGCTTGCTGTTGGAAACATGTCTGGAGCGGCTCAACTTCAACTAGAAATAGAACGTCTTGTAAATCAACAACAACTTACTCTTACAGAAAGAGCAATAGACGCAGATGCTGAGCGTAGAATAGCTCCCCTTGAAGCTAAGAAAACTGCTTTAGAAGAAGGACAGCAAAAGTTAGCAGATAGCGCTGCTTTAGCTTCTGAGCAATTAAATAAAATAAATGCTGCTATTGAGGCTCAAAAGCAAAAGATTAATAACTTTAATGATGCAGTTATAGCATATTCAATTGCAGCAGAAACAGGAATTGGAAACTTAGACCATTTCTCAGCAGCTGTAAGAGATGCAGCCGCAGCTGCTGGAATTGCAAACGAAACTCTTGGGGAGTTTTACGGAGTTAAAGGTCCTGCTGGAACGACAACCTTGTATCCAACCGCTCCACATGAAGCTGGTATGCGAGGCATTTCTCCTACCCCTCAATTAGATGTTAGTAAAATTTTAAATGCTATGACTGTAGAGGCTAAGGCAGTTTATTTAAATGCTAAAGATATATTTACTTCAGAAAAAGACAAGGTAATTGGAAGTAGGCCAATCCCAGCTCCTTCTTCAGCTCAAATAAAAGGTTCAGGTGCATTAGGCCCAGGAGCTGCTTTAGTATTTAATAAGCAAACTGGCCAATGGGAGTTCGTTGCTTCAGCTGCAATTACAGATCAAATGGTGCCTTATAACAAATGGGTTAAGGGTACAAAAAAGTATGGAGGCGGAGGATTGTTATCTGGTCCAGGAACTGGAACTTCAGATTCAATTCTAGCTAGATTTGCTGATGGCGGAATGGTTAGAGTTTCTGATGGAGAATATATAATTAACGCAGATACTGTAAGCCGTCTAGGAGTACCTTTCTTTGATCGCATAAACGGTATGAAAAATGGCGGACTTATGCTAAACTATGATATACCTAAATATTCTATGGGAGGAAAATTAAGGTATAACGATGGCGGACGAATGTCTTCACCATCAAATAACGCATTGTATAATATTAATGTAAATCTAAATGGATCTAATCTAAGTCCAGAAGATGTAGCAAGAGCAATTTCTCGTGAAATGCAAATGCGTGAGGCCATGAATGGAAGAGTTAGGACAATAGGAGGATAATGCCAATATCATTACCTAGAGGTACGCTTCTTCAAATAGAAGCCAAAGATCCTCTTGCATCACCAGCCGTTAATACTTTAGGCTGGAGAAATATTACAGAGCATAATCGCTCTGAATTTGCCGTTGACTCAATGCGTATAGAGCAATCACAAAGAATGTCAAATGGCACTCTTCGTAAATTTCATATTGCAGATAAAAAAAGATTTGGTCTTTCATGGTCAATGTTGCCTACATATCGTACATTAACAGTAGACGGATATTGGGGAGCTGAAGATTTAAGAACGTTTTATGCCAGCGATGAAGGCAAAGGAACTTTTAGAATCAGAATAAATTTTGCTAAAGATGGAACAAATCAATCTTCATCGGGATATGAGGAGTATACTGTATCTTTTACAGACTGCTCATTTGTAGTAGTTAAAAGAGGCATTCAGGCACACTGGAATGTTTCAATGATGATGGAAGAGGTATAATGATAACCGCTCCATCGGCTTTACAAAATTATTTAAAGCAATCATCATCAATTAAAATGCTTCCAGGGTGCACAATTGAATATAATATGAATGCTTTAACTAATTTAACTGAATCAAGCATCACTGGCCCATCCTATGCTGTGGTTGGGGGAAAGGATGCCTTTAAAAAAATATTTCCATTAGATTCAATTATTAAGTCTAATCGGCCAGCATATGCTGGAGTAAAATATGCAATATTTGGAGACATGGCATCAGGAGATTACAGAGACCCTAGAACCACAACATATCCAAAAAATTATAGACTCTACTATCCTGGCATAGACACCTATTATAAATATTGGCTAAGCAACGAAGGACAAGGCGGAACAATAACAGTTACTTATCCAAAAACAATTGTAGCTAATAAGATTACGGTTAAATTTGAAGTATCTCATGCGGTGCCACCAACATGGACTGTTTATGGGACACCAGCAGGAGGATCTGAGGGGACTTTAGCAACAGGAAATAGTTCTGTCATTCCAACAATTTCGCAACCTAGCCCTGGAGTCCTTAATCTATATTATACTGGATCAACATGGAGCACAAATGCAGCCCTTCATAATACCTCTACTCAGGTTAGTCTTACTTCTATTAAATTAACTTTTGGCGGAGTATCAAATAAATATATAGGGGTTATAGAATTTTCAGCTAGATGGGTAAAAGATATATCAGATTCTGTTGTTTCAATGTCTATGAATAAAGAATCCTCATCGTCTAGAAACGATATTTTGCCAGTAGGAAATGTTACTGCAAACTCAGCAAATATTTCATTAAACAAATATAACCAATCATCTATGCAAATAGTTGCATATGAAAAGGGTAACTCTTTTGCAATAGACACCTCTAAAATATATTTGTATAAAGATGTGGAAGTTAGACCGTATTTTGATATATACCACTCTAATGGAGTATCTGGAACCTCCCCAAATAAATATGATAGAGTTTATCAAGGAACATTTTTTATAGATAACTTTAAAATAGCAGAATTTGGCGATGCAGAAATAATGGCATTGGATGGAGCAAAAAGTCTTCAAGAGACACTATGCCCGCCAGTTCTTTGCGAAGGATATGCCATAACTGCAATTTTTAGAAGGCTATTAGATAATATAGGATTTACTAATTATAATTTTAATTTAACGTCAGATGATAAATCAGTTATTTCTCCAAACTATTGGTGGGCGGATGATAGTGTAACAGTATGGCAAGCCATACAAGAACTATGCAGAGATACACAAATGACTGCAATGTTTGATGAAAACAATATATTACAATTTTATTCAAGAGATTATGTGTATAGCAATAGGTCTAGCTCATGGGATTTTACTTCAGTGCCAAGTGGATCAACACTTCCGAATATTATAACCTTGGATAAAGAAGAGCTGCCATCTGCTAACCAGGTTAAAATTTTATGGCAAAGCGCAGTTACATCAAATTATGAAAGAAATGCAGAGCCTATTTGGAAATCAGATACCACTTATCTAGCAGCATCTGCATTAATTACAGATCTAGATAGCACAAATGTTATAAATGGGGTCCCAGATGCATATATATCATTAAGACCAATTTCAACTGTAGGAAACCTAGAGGATCCATTAGGAACCCAATTGGCCGATCAATTAGTTCTTTATGCATTTAATGGATATTTAGTAATAGAAGATGAGATTATAGAGTATGATGGCATAGAATATGATTACTGGACAAACGGTATTAAGCAATCCCCAGTAATTATAAAATCAGATGCTGACATATTCAAATATAGAGCATTGGCAGATGCAGGTTCTCAAAATTTTAAGCCTAGCGGAAGGTATAAAATTAAAAATCGAGGAGCATTTGGTACAGCAATTGTTCCTCACAGATCTGCATCAGAGGATCAAATTACGTCTTGGACTGTAAATGAGGTGATATTTAAATAATGCCATATGTAATGCAGGTAGATGGAGGAAGTAGCGGCTTGTCAGACCTAGATGTTTACTGGGTTTTTGTAGGCGTAGAAGAAAATAAAACTTCAGCACAGGTTATGGCATTTCTTCCAAACACTGCTTCTGCAGGAAGTTATGGGTATGAATTAACTTCTCCAGGATATCCATTTTTAGGAGTGTATATACAGCCTACTATTATAGCTTCAGATACCTCATCTATTACATTTAATTTAACTTCTTTAACTCCAGGAACAACATATCTACTAAAAGTAAGAGCATATTCTGGAGCTGGCCTAACTGGAACATATGGCATTTCCCAAATTAGAGAATTTGTAATTCCGAAATCAAGTACCGCAGGATCTACTATAGAAACTTATAAAAATAAAGAGTATTCTGATTCAGAGTATGATGCAAATACAAATCAAATTACTCCTACAGATGTAACTGAAACTGATGAATTAAACAAGAAAATAGGTGCAACCCAGACAGCACTAGCACTAAGTAGTCCTAAAGATGTAGAAAGAACAACAAAATCTCTTTTTAAGCTAAGTAATAATTCAATAAATCCAGACAATTATTCTGTGGCATACAAAAGCTACTCTTCTTTATTAACAAATCAACAATATTATGCTTTTGGGACTTCGTTATTCTTTAAGGCAAATAACACTAACCCTAACCAATCTGGAGGCCTAGCATTTTTTGTTGACAATTCTGGACAGACTGGATACTTTATTCAAATAAGTACTTCAGCTAATGCAGCTGTAAATAACTCTAAAGAATTTAAAATTTTTAAGTTGTCAAAGGGGGTAATGACACAAATTCAGGATAGTCAAACTGTCGCAGCAAAAAGTTTAGGCGGAATTTTTGGAGGCAAAACTTACAAAATAGATGTAAGGCTTAAATTAAATAGCTCCACAACAGAAATATATTGTTATGTAAATGGGTTTAAAATCACAGCAATAGATGCTAATCCAACTGGCAGCATAGAGACAACAGATCCTACAACAAAACTATCCCCAACAAATAAGGTGGGAATGGTTTGTAATAAAGGAACAGTGTATTTTGACTATGTTTATGGCATGCATTTAACAGAAAACCAATTTGCACAAGAGGAATTATTCAATATATATGAAGGTCAATATTCCGAAGCTGCAATATCTGTTTTATATGGAAATAAAACTTTACAAAATAACAGTATATCTAATACACTTAGCAACGGCTTCATTGAAGAATTTGGGGCTGTAGCAAGAGAATTGCGTGTTATAAAAACAAAATATACGTCTCGTCCAGCCTTTCCCCTGTATGCTTCAACTGGAGTAAATTCCTTTGCTAGAATTTTGGGTCAAAGACTTACGTCTTTTGGCGCAGAGGTTTATGTTATAAATAATTCTGGAACATATATACCTTTAGATGACTCTGAATTCTATTCATTTTATATACTTGGAAAATATATAAGCCAATCAGGCGTTCTTGAATATGTTGAGAATTCTGCATCAGAATATTCTACTCAGGAGCCAGTGGTTTTTGAATCTAAATGGATACAAAAACAATCAGACGTAGTAAATCTAGCAAATTGGATAAAGGACATATGGTCCACTAAACAAAAAGTTATTAACATAGAGGTCTTCGCTAACCCTCTACTTTCTGTCGGCGACATTATAACTGTAAATTATCCTTATAATGATCTAGACACTAATGATAAATTTGTTATAACTAATATAAATCATGATTTTAGGGAGGGGCTAAGAACTACCATTACGGCAAGAACTTTATAGTTGACCAAATGGTATAATAAATAATTATGGCAATGTCTAAAAGAATATCTGAAAACTCCATTACAAGTGAAGCTCCTATAACTCTTTATACGAGCTCAAAAGATGTTGCGTTCCTAGATCCTAGAAAATATAGAGCAATCGAAGGAAAGATCATATCCAACTCTTTGGGAAGCAATCTATTAGATTCTTTAGGCATATATATAAATACAGATGTTCCAGGCGAAGAATTTAAAGGCAATGATGTTCCTCAATTAGAAGACATAGAGATTCTTGAAAATACTACCTATAAAGATGATAAGGGTGTCACAAGAGGAAGAATTGTTTTAAGAGTAAGAAATTCTAGTGGTCAAAACTTATTAGGGGTCGATGCAAGAAAAGCCGTGCTTGCATCAGCAGGAGGGCAATCATGATAAAGGGAGAATATATTTTTTATCAGGATGGCATAGAGATTTATCGGAGCCCAAACCTAATAACAAAATTTGGTAAAAGATTTATAACAATGTATTTGGCTGGAAACGTATCGTTTGCCAATAAAGACTTAGCGATAGGAATTGCTGACGGCACCGATTTTGCTTTAGCTGACACTAACGCTAGACTTGGTTTTGAATTCTACAGGCTGCCAGTATCATTTGGCAGCACCGACATATCAACTTCTGGCGGCAGCACAACATACTCCGTAGTTTACAAAGCTACAGTTCCACAAGATGTTTCAGGTATAATTAAAGAAATAGGATTATATCCTGGCACAAAAACTTCTGTAAATAATTATGATTCTAGGTATCTTTCGGATTTTGAAAATAATAGAGAGTGGTATGACTCTTCCAACAATAATCCAGTAGCTGTTACATCTCCTACTCCAAGAATTGGAAATACTATGGTAGAGCATAAATTTAATGAGGGAGATACCACTAGCACTACAAAAGAGTTTAAATATAACATAGGTAATTTTGATATGTCTGGATATAGCGTAAATGATAATCTGGCATTAGCCTATAACAGACTTGATACAAATTCTAGTCAAATAAGAATTAAATTTTATAGCTCCACGTCAGACTTCTTTTATGGAGACATAACCCCTTCTGGAACTGGAAATAAAATATCTACAATATCAATGTCTAATGTTTTTAGTAATCAAAGCGGTACACCAGATTCTTCATCTATTTCACAAATAGGGGTACAAATAACACGTTCTAGCACAGCTTCAAATGCTACAGTATATTTAGATGGTTTAAGAATAAATGATCAAGACACATTTGATCCAACATTTGGTTTGATTAGCAGATCAATATTGGCTTCCTCAATTACTAAAGTAGCTGGAAGACCAATAGATATAGAATATAAAATAACTCTAGGATTCTAAAATGGCATTTGTCCCAGATGATCTTAGAGATGTAAGCACTCCAGATTTAGATAAAAATTATTTTAAAATAGTAATAACTGATCTAGAGCTGCTCACAACATATCCATTTCAATTTAGATGGCAATATGAAGATAAAACATATGGTGACTGGTCAGCAGTAAAAACCATAACAACAATCGGTGAAACAGTAGGTATTCCGTCTAAGCCAAATGTAGATGCAGGATATGGAAGGCTTATAATAACATGGGATGGTAATGACGCTGGCGGGAACCCAATGACAGATATAGACAGAATCAATGTCTATATTAATAGCGTATATTATGGATCAATATTTACAAAAGGATTTACTGGAAGACTTTCTGTAGCCCTAGCATCTGGAACGTATAGTGTGACTTTTAAAGCTGTTACTAAATTAGGAAAAGAGTCTACAGCTTCCGCCGCAACCATAGTTACGTTTTCAAATGGAGTAGAAGAAGCCTATACTGAATTGCAAAGTAAATTAGAGGCTAGCGGAAGCGTCATTGCTAATGCTCAAAATCAAATAACTTCTATTAATACAAATGGAGTAACTGTATACGCAAGCACAGCATCAGAATCTTCTGGAAATAGAATTGTTATGAATTCAGAAGGAATTGCTGGATGGCCTTCTGGAAATAGCAACAATAACCCAAGTTTTGCAATTAGAATTAATCAATGGACTCATACAGATGGCAGTATAATTCCAGCAGGTAGTGCGTTTTTTAATGGAACAATTTATGCTCAAGGCGGAAAGCTTGTAAATAACTTAACAATAGCAACGCATATGAAGCTTGGAGCCAACATTACAGACCCAAATAATCCAAGTCAAACTGTAGACGGCATTGTTATAAATAACAATAACTACTGGTATGTCGGTGGTAAGTTTAAAGTTGGTAGCAGTAATTATTATCTGGATTGGGATACAAATGCTTTAACAATTAAAGGAAATATTACAGCTTCAAATATTACAGGTTCAACTTTTACATCTACTAGTTACGGAACTGGAACTGGAATTGCGATTGCTACATCTGGTAACGGAGGCTCCATACTATTTACTTCTGCGGGAACTCAAAAAGGAAATATCACAGTTGTTTCTGGTGGAATGCAAATTGTTGGTGGATCTTCTAATATAGTTTTGACTGATTTAGCAACAGTAATAACTAGTTCTAGTACTAGAGTAAGTTCTTCAAATTCTTATACTAGCGGCACATTAGGTGTTTTAAGAAATACTTGGGCTTCAACTGGGGATCCTTCTGGCGGAGATGATGGAGACGTTTGGTTGAAGTATGAGTAGTCATTTAAAGTCTGGCTCCCTTTGGAAAAATATATCTGAAATATTTGTTAAAGTAGGATCATCTGGAGGACCATTTAATAATGGATGGAGATCTGTTGTAGATGGATTAGTAAAAGTAGCTGGAGTATGGAAAACATTTTTTACTTCAGGCTTAACTATACAGCAAACTGTTACCATCTCTAAATCTACTAATTTAACTACTAATCTACAAACCTTAACTGGCAGAAACTATTACTGGTCCCCTGGTCCCCCAGTTTTAACTTATAAATTTCAATGGTCAACAAATTCTGGAATTACTTGGACAGATATAAATTCTGGATCAATCACAAACCCAGCATTTGGATCAAGTAATACAAAAACATATTTGCTACAAAATACTGCTCCAGGATTATATGTTTCTCCAAATGTTTTAAATCTGTATAGATTTAAGGTAGATGCTACATACGGATCTATATCTGGTGACTCTACATCTACAAGTGTTTCAATTCAAGGGCCAACAGATATAGTTTTATCAGAAGGTGCTGTAACTGGAACTTCTATTGAATTAAATTGGACTACTTCAACTGGAGCGGCAAATTATATAGTTTATAAAAGTACTGACGATATCTTTTTTTCAACTTTAGCAGTTGTATCAGATACTTCATATATAGCATCAGGACTATCATTAAATTCAACTTATTACTTTAAAGTAATCCCTATAACTGGCGATTCATCAACATATCCTGGATATTATGGTAATATGTCTAATACTCTTACTGCATCTACAGTTGGACTGCCATCAAATAGTATTCCACCTACAATATCTCCAACCACGGGTATTGCTGGAGAAACTACATATTCTGTTACTAGTAATGGAACCTGGAATCCAGGTGACTCTGATGGTATATATCAATATCAGTGGCAATACAATGATCAAGGATCTTTATTTTTAAATATTTCTGGAGCTACATCATCCACATATTCTCCTCCATCAAATTTCTTATTGTCATACATAAGCCCAATACGCTGTAGAGTTAGGGCTACAAATCAGGCTGGCTCTACAGATGCTTTTTCAAATACAGCTTCAGTATCTGGACCAAGGGTCCCTAAGCCAATTCTTTCTAATTTAGTTGAGACAACAAACGGATTCTCATTTTCAATATCAAATTTTGACTCCAACAATACATATATCTTAGAATATTCTGGAGTTTTTGCATCCAGATCTGGATCAACCGTAACTGTTACTGGGTTGTCAAGTGGACAATCTGCTACGATTGGAGTCTTTGCAACAAGACCTAACTATTCTACATCTGAGATAGCCTATATAACAGGAACAGCAACTATTCCTCCACAATTGGCTACTCCAATTCTAGGTGATAAGGTTGAAACTACAACTGGATTTTATTTTACAATATTAAACTATAGCTTAGATAACACATACATATTAGATTACTCTGGGGTTTCTGTTTCAAGAACTAATTCTGTAGTTACAGTAACTGGACTTAGTGCTGGTCAATCTGCAACTGTAGGAGTCTTTGCGACAAGGCCTGGATACTCAGCATCTGAGACAGCCTACATGACTGGAACAGCTACTACTCCACCAGCATTACCTACTCCAATTTTAGCAGATAAAGTAGAAACATCAAATGGATTTTATTTTACAATAACAAATTACAGCCTAGACAACACCTACGTACTTGAATCTTCTGATGGCTATGTTTCTAGAGTTAATTCCGTAGTTACAGTCACAGGATTAGCTCCTCAGCAATCTGCAACTGTCAGCGTCTTTGCGACAAGACCTGGATATTCGGCATCTGCAGTAGCTACCATAACTGGAACTGCTCTTTTAGCCCAATATACAATAAATTGGAATGCAAATGGCGGAACTGGTGGAGGAACTACTGGACCATTTAATGCTGGAACACAACATACTGCGCCATCCCCAGGTACAAGAACTGGATATGCTTTTATAAATTGGAGAGATTCTATATCTGGTGACTACACATATTCAGTTGAAGATAATGGAACATTTGTTCCAACATCAAATATTACATTTTATGCAAGATGGAGTAACACATTTACATACTATGTTGGAACCTCTACATGTAATGTGCTATCTGGATGTTATACTCAATCTCCAACCGCAAGCGGTCCATTTACGGGAAGCGGAACATTTCCAACTGATATAACAGAGGGGCCATCTAATGCTAGAATGAAAACTGTTTATAGAACTACATATCAAGCTGCATTAACAGATGCAGCAAACCCCTCCTGTATAAATTGTTCTACTACTACAACCACTACAACCACTACAACCACTACAACTAGCACAACAACAACAGCATGTACATGTGTATATTCTGATATGGGTACATATTATTATGCACCACAATGCTGTCCTAGTGGATCTCCGTATACTGGTCTTCCAGCGGGATTGGCTCCAAACGGACCCTGTTGTCCTGATGTTAATAAGCCACAAACCACTACTACCACCCAGGCACCAACCACCACTACTACTCAGGCGCCACAAACTACTACCACTACTCAGGCTCCACAAACTACCACCACTACCCAGGCACCAACCACTACTACTACAGCATCACCATGCACACAATATAATTTCTGCGGCGGGGACTGCTTCTGTCAAGAGTGTCATAATTCTAGCGGATATTGGTTTGATGGATACTGCTATTATTAAAATCTATTTACAAAAAAATATTTAAATGGTAATATTATCTTAAAGGAGAATAAATATATGAGTGAAAATAATGTACCCGTGTCAGAAATAAAATTTGCTTTAGTTATAGGTGATGAAGTTGGCGCTATAATAAAAATGCCAGCCGCACCAAGTAACGAAATAGCATTAAGAGCAATTGCTGCCCTTCAATCTGATCCAAAAGTAGTACCAGTTCCAGACGGTTTGCCAGTAGAATTTGGATGGACCTGGGATGGAGAAAGATTTATTAATCAGTCATGAGCGAAGAAAACCTAAGCCCTTGGCAAAAATATAAAAAGAATTTAGGCCAAACTAGGCCATGGGATTTTGTTAAAAGTGATGTAGAGTATGCAGAAGAATCGGTCGCAACCGAAAGAATGGATATATGTAATTCTTGCCCAGAGCTTTTTAAGTTAACTACACAATGTAAAAAGTGTGGATGTTTTATGAATTTAAAGACTAAATTAAAATTAGCACAATGTCCTTTGGGTAAGTGGTAATGTCTAGCATATTTATTCAGGTTCCATCCTATCATGATTATGAGCTAAAAAGAACTATTGTTGACGCTATAAATAAAAGTTCTGGAGAAAATTTTTTAAATTTTGGAGTTCATTTATGTTATTATGAAAAAATGGATATTGATTTATCTGGACTCTCTAATGTAAAATATGAAGTAAGTAAGGCTCCAGATAATTTAGGGGTTGGAGTTTCTAGATACATAGCAAATAGTTTTTATAATGGAGAAGATTATTATTTTCAAATAGACTCGCATTCCAGATTTGAAATTAACTGGGATGTAAATCTAATAAAAAACTATGAAAGAAATAAATCTTATGGGGCCAACCCAGTACTCTCGGCCTACCCTGGAGCATATGAGTATAAAGATGGCCTATTAAATATTTTAAATAATAAATCTCATGTGGCGTATACAGAATTTGTTAAAGAACTTAGCTTTATAAATGATTTAGTTCCTCATCAAAGAGCAGTAGGCAATTTTGATAATAACGTATTCACAAAATCTGTTTCAGCAGCATCAATTTTTTCAGAAGGATCTATCGCCAACATACAACCAAATAGCAAAATATTTTTTTGGGGCGAGGAAATCTTGACTGCTATAAGACTATATACTCATGGCTATGATCTTATGCTCCCAGACTCTCAAAATATATATCATTTATATTACGATCATTCTCAAGGAGCAAAAAATTTAAGAAGGCAGGTAATTCAAGATTTCCCTGAAGAATATGCTCGTTTAGATAAAGCCTCTAAAAAAGAACTTAGTGATATAATTTTAAATAATAGGATCGGGCCAGATGGATTCGGGTCTAAAAGGTCATTGCTAGAATATGAGCAATATGCTAAAATAGATTTTATGAATAAGGCTATACTATAAGGAGGAAAAATGAGTTACGAGTTAACTAAAGAAGAAAAGATAGTTATCATCAATCAACACATTAAGAATCTAGAATATAATATATATAATCTAGAAATATCATTAATTGAAGAAGCTGCTGTGCCATCGCAAGACGCAGATAGAATATCTTCCTTGAACGATGAACTATCTCAGATTAATTTTAAAAAGACTGCCCTTTTAGCAGAACTTTCCGAACTAACAGCATAGGAGTATAAAATGACTGAAAAAGTAGAACTAGTAATTACCGCTCTACAACAACGCATTGGAGAAATAGTATCTAATTATGAAACTCAAATTGCAATACTACGGGCAGAAATTACGCAACTGCTTAATGAGAAGAAAGAAAAGAGTGAAGCTGTTCAGGAATACGAAGACAAGCTTAATAACATCGCCAACTAATTTCCCTTCAGGTGTTGCAGTTAAAACCGACAAAGCAACATATTGGATTAAAGATGGCAAAAGGTATAAGTTGATTTCAGATCGTGCCGCCAAGTCTTGGTGCTTTACAACTGTAAATGCAACAGAACAAGCGGTATCTGCAATGAAATTGGCAGGAAAACTAGGCTTTCGTGATGGGACCTTGATAAAGAATATTGCGGATGGTAAAATGTATTTGATATCGCAAAATAAAAAGCGACATATAGTTGATCCAGATACATTTAGCCAGTATGGCCTAGATAGAGGTCTAGTGATAGAGGTTTCTGAGGCGGAAGCAAATATGCATAATACAGGAGAGAGTCTATGACAAATTTAACATTTGATGATGGCGAACCAATTGATGTAGCTAAACTACAAAATTTATATCAGTTAGTTTTAGATATAAAGGGTGAAATTGCCAAAAACAGTATTCAAAATCAAGGTGTTAAATTAACTCCATTTATATATGCTAGCAAGGTAACTTATATTTCTATTAATGATGTAGCTAAAAAGGTGGCAGACCTAGACTATTCTGCAGCAGGATTTACTGCAAATGAAACCCCAGTTGTATCAGTAACCCCATCTGCATCTGCTGGAAATCTAGATACAACTGACATTAGATTTTATATAAGCAATGTTACATCAAGCAAAGCAGAACTATATGCAAAATATGTAGGCTCTGCAAAAAATAAAACAACTACAGCAAGCTTTCATTTTATTGCCGTAGTTATGAGGCAGACTCTACAGTAGTACTTGACAACACAACATTTAATGTTACAATTTGCTTGTAACCCAAAAAGTCACGCCCCCGTGACTTTTTTACTATAAGGGATAAGATGACAAACGATTTAAAGTGGATGCTATCATCAGATCAGCAGTTTCCATATCAAGATAATAAAATGATCAAGCTTTGGTTTGAGGTCATGAAATGGTGGAAGCCAGACGTGGTAGATATTCTTGGAGATACCGATGACCAGGCATGCTATAGTAAATATACAGAAGGTCGCTCTGCAGAATTCTTAAGAATGTATAAAGACCAGAATGGTCATTCAATTATGCCGCTAATGCAGCATGAAGCTAAAGGCGCAAGAGATTTCTATGCAATGAATCGTCAAGTTGCTGGGAAAAATGCTGAGTTGTTTACGGCGTTAGGAAACCATGATATTCGTATCTTTAATTATGTAGATGCTAAATTGCCAGACCATATAAAGGTTGTAACTCCAGAGGCCCTATGGAATTTAGATAGCCTTGGCTACGATTATATTTATTATGATGAATTGCCAAAGAAACGATATGGCGATATTCACGTTCACCATGGACTATCAGTAGCAGATACAGGCGCTGTTCGTAAAGATATGAATGACCTACAAATATCGTTAATACGTGGACATTCACATAGAATTGCTTCTCATTTCCAAACATATGAATTACGTAATAAGGGCAAGGGCGAAACTATTCGTGGATACGAAATCGGGCATATGTGTGATCCTAAGAGTTCTGGAATGAAATATGCTCAGCATCATGATTGGCAAAAAGGCTTTGCAATCGCTCATATTGAAAATGGAAAATGGCCACATGTTCAAATTATTGAAGTATCGCCAGACTATTCATGTGTTGTGGATGGTAAGGTGTTTAAAGTATGATGAAATGTAAAAGGTGTGGCGGGAGAGTATTTGTAGATCGAGTATTCTCTCAAAAGCTTCACGTAGAATTGTTTTGCATCATGTGCGGTCGCCGCTGGATGGTAAATAAAGACACTAGTCCTTTAGGGAGATGGTTAGAACGACGAGAAAAAGAATATCAAAAGGATTTCTCTATTTTTTCTTAAACGGAAAAATACATAAAGTCCTTAGAAAATCTAGAGCCAAGGATGAACTGGTCGCTTGGTGCTACCCAGACAAAAAGCGTGTGATGTATTCTTTTGCACAGGTTAAAAAGAATATGGAAAAAGCTTATTCTATTGTCGAAGCTGGTAAAATATTAAATAGGCATAAGGTTAGTATAGAGAGATATATTTTGGCGGGTAAAATTAGGGAGCCACAAAGGGTATACCCTATTAGTAATCCAGAAAGTAGTTGGAATAAATTTATGTTAAGCGAAAGCGATATATTAGATTTACATCAATTTATTGCCGAAGAGGGGCATTCTGGAGACTTACCTTCTCGTACAGAACTAATAGGGCTTCTCAAACAGAATTTAATATTGTATACTAAGAGCTCAGACGGAAACTTTGTACCAGTATGGAAGGCGGAATAATGTCAGATACAAGAGTCAAGATAGATCTATCATTTACTAGAAATTTAGGTAACTATGAAAGTATCAAGATAGGTATAGGAATAGAGGATATTGTTCGTAGTGGTGAAACTGTTAATGCTGCCACAGAAAGAGTCTATAAATTTGTTGAAGAAAAACTAATTGAAAAGACTCGTGAAGTTGAAGAGGAACTAAAGGGTGGCAAAACAAAATCTTAAAGATGTAATTGAGCATAACGTCAAGTCAGAGCCATACAGACTTGTCGGTGAATTTGAGCGCCTATATCGTGAAAAGTATAATAGAAAGCCTAGAATCAATCGCTATAAATACAAATGGGCTATGGTAGATATGATAGAAGATTATGGCTCTTCTAGAATATATGAGGCAATGCAGTATTTCTTTAGCGTAGACAGAGCAGAACACACTATTGACTTCTTTGTATACAATTTTGATAGAATAGAGAAGACAATGACTGAAATTCAGAAAGATAGAGAGCATCGACAAAAGTTGCGAGAGGCTACTAAGAAAATGGTGGAAGGAACAGAGTGAATACAGAGGCAGAAGTAATCTCGGCGGTATGTAAAAATAAAGACATAAGTACGCTTCTTGCAGACAATGTAGACGACATATTCGTATCTCATAGAGATGTTTGGGAAGGTCTTAAATCTTATTACTATAAATACAAGGCTGTTCCAGAAGCAGGAGTTTTACAAGAGCGATTCAAAGGGTTTGAGCCAGTAACAACAAAAGCTGAGACTGGTTACTACTTAGATAGACTAAAGAATGAATACTTGACTGCAAGATTAAAGTCAGTAATCATACAGTCTGGTTCATCGCTAAAGGAAAATGCGGCATCCAAAGTCCTTGAGCAAATGCAAAGCAAACTTGCTGAACTTGGTAGATATACAAATAATGTAAGAGATTTAGATATTACGGACTATGATGCTGCGGTAAAACATTTTGATGCAGTAAAACAGCGCTCTGCTGCAATGGGCGGAAGTCCAGGAATTCTTACAGGATTTGAAGCAATAGATAAAGCATATCCTACAGGTATGGCTCCAGGACATTTAATTGTTGCTATTGGTTGGCCAGGAAAAGGAAAGACTTGGTTTACTTCATACCTAGCATGTAAAGCATGGGAACAGGGTTTTAAGCCCATGATTATTTCTCTAGAAATGGCACCAGAAACAATGCGTGACCGTATCTATACAATGCTAGGATCTGGATTATTTCGTGCTAGCGATTTGTCTAGAGGAGATATCAATGTAGATGACTTCAGGTCTTGGGGCGAAAAGAAGTTCAAAGACAAGAATAGTTTTGTACTTGTTTCAAACGAGGGTGTCGGAGAAGTTACGCCAGCAACAGTTCAGGCTAAAATAGACCAGCATAAACCAGACCTAGTTATTCTTGATTATCACCAACTCTTTAATGATAATCGTCGTAGCAACTCTGAAGTCGAAAGAAATAGAAATGTTTCTCGTGAATTTAAATTGCTTGCGGTTACAAATAATATTCCAATTATAGATATTACAGCAGCAACTGCAGATGATATCTCGGACCAAGAAGATCCACCTATGATGAGTCAGGTTGCTTGGTCAAAGGCTATCGAATATGATGCTGATATGGCTATGGCTATTCATAAATACAACAATACAAATATGATTGAGGTTGTATCTAGAAAGAACCGTCATGGTAATGAATTTGACTTCTATTTAGATTGGGATATAAATCGTGGTGTCATTACTCCGATTTATGAAAATCTACCAGATATGAAGAATGACTCACAAAACAATTAAAAGATTTCAGATCAAGGTAGAGTTTTTAGATGATCCAGATATGATTAGGGTAAAAAATCAATACCTTAATCTGCTCGACAATCAAATGAAAGATAAAGGATTCGTGAGAGTGCTTGACATAGATCCAGCCTTTTCGGTAGAATTCACAGGCGAGACATGGAAGTTTTTACTAACTGTTCATGGTGTATATGTAGGAAAGAGGAAGTCATGGCAATCAGAGGGTATGAGTCAAGGAAAGCTGATACCACGCAGTACACGCCAGAGCATGTCAAGGCAATTATAAAAGCTATTGGCATAAACATAGGCAGTGAGACTTCAAATGACTTCATGTGCTATTGCCCATTTCATTCTAATAGACATACGCCTAGCTTCAGCATAAGTAAAGAAAAAGGTGCATTCATATGTTTCAATCCTTCTTGCGGAGAAGCAGGAACTTTGAATGATCTTGTAAAAAGATCTTTAAACTTAAATGAGTATGAGGCAATTAGATTTATATCGTCCCAACAATTTGAATCTCTTAATAATTTTGATGATACTCTAAATTCCCTATTTGAAGAGAAGCCAGATTTTGAGGAATTTTCGCAACAAACTTTAGATAACTTGTACTCTAATATCATACAGAATAAAGATGCTAGAGATTACTTTGCTTCTAGAGGAATTAATGAGGAATCAATTAATTATTTTAAATTAGGTTATTCTGAAAATTTAGACATGGTTACTGTGCCAGTACATAGTCCAGACGGCATTCCTGTCGGGCTTGTAGGTAGATCTATTAAAGATAAAAGATTTAAGAATAGCAATAATTTGCCAAGAAGCAAAACAATGTTTAATATCCATAGAGCAAAAAAAATTGGGTCTCAGGTAGTAGTGGTTGAATCTTCATTTGATGCTATACGTGTGCATCAGGCTGGCTTTCCAAACGTTGTAGCTACTCTGGGTGGCCATATATCTCCAGAAAATTTATCTTTATTAAATAGATATTTTACAACAATAACAATAATGACTGATGCAGACCAGGCTGGAAGAGACCTGGGATTTAATATTGCCAATAAACTAAGAGGCAAAGATATCTTGTGGGCTTCTTACTCATATGGTAAGATATATCCACATGATGCAAAAGATGCAGGCGACATGACTGATGAGGAAATTGTCGATTGTATTAAAAATGCTGTTTCCGATATCGAATATCGATCTTGGATACCGTGATATAATGAAAGAACAGACGGATCTATACCGTCAATTACAAAGGAGAAATAAATGGGTATCGTAAAAGGTCTAAAAGACCTAAACAAGGCTTTAGATAAGCCACAGTCATCAGGAGATGGCAACAAGGCACGTTGGGTTAAACTTGAAGATGGAGAGAGCATTAAGATTCGATTCCTCCAAGAACTTGATCCAGATTCGCCAACTTATAATAACGAGCTTGGACTGGGCTTTATTGCAGTCGAACATACAAATCCAAAAGATTATCGTCGCAAGGCGCTTTGCTCAATGGATGATCAGGGTAAGTGTTATGGTTGCGAACAACATCGCAAGGATTACAAGGCGGGATGGAAGGGTCGTTCACGACTATACATCAATGTACTTGTTGATGATGGCAAAGAGGAGCCATATGTAGCAATCCTCTCTCAGGGTAGCAGTGGAAAAACTATTACACCTACACTAATTGAATACGCTGGAGAGATGGGTTCAATTACAAACCTTATGTGGCGTATCAAGCGTACTGGCACAAAGACAGATACCAGTTACACAATCATCCAGCTTGCAAAGGATGAGACACCATTTGATTACTCTGGCTTGGAGCTATATAAGCTAGAAGAATCTGCAGTTCGTGATTTGCCATATTCCGAACAAGAAGCATTTTTCAATGGCGAAAATGGTGAAGCAGGCGCTTCATCGACAGATACAGACGCTATCTGGGGATAATTATAAGGGGCGGACTAATAATCCGCCCCTAAACAAAGGCGGACATGAAAATAATAGTAAGCAAAGTAAAGAGAAAGCCATTAAAGCCAAACTCTAAATCATTTTATATGCCGTTAATTCCTTGGATGTATGAGATATATGGCTTGAATAAAATTGTTGCTTACGGATATGCTCACACAAAAGAGCAGGCAATAGGCAGTGGATTAAATTTAGCAGAAGAAATTAGAGATAGTAAAGGTTACTATAAGAATCAAGATATAGATGTGGTGGTTAAATGAGCGACTTTGTTCACCTTCATGTGCATAGTTATTACAGCACAATGGATGGTTTAAATTCACCATTTGATCTAGCAAAGGCAGCCAAAGATGCAGGGCAAACTGCAATAGCAATAACAGACCACGGCACACTTGCATCACACAGAGATTTACAGATAGCATGTAAAGAATTAGACATAAAGCCTATACTGGGCGTAGAGGCATACATATCTCCAACTGATAGATTTGATAGGTCGTCCAAGAAAGATAAAGGAATACAGAATTACCATCATATTATCCTGCTGGCTAAAAATAAAAAAGGCTTAGAAAATATTCACAGGCTGCAGGAAATTGCTTGGACTGAGGGCTTTTATTCAAAGCCACGTATTGATAGAGAGATATTAAAAGAATATGCAGAAGGCATTATTGTTCTTACTGGATGCCTTAATGGGCTTATTAGTAAGTGTATCGAAAAGGGCGATTTATCTGATGCCAAACTTATACTCAAAGATTTTAGTAAGACCTTTGGTGAAGATCTATATGTTGAAGTTCAATCTCATAATCCGCCAGAAATCAACAAAGTCTTATTAGAACTTGCCGATGAATTAAATATTAAATCTGTTGCAACTTCAGATGCACATTATGCGAGGGCGGAAGACAAAGCTCTAGAAGAAGCCATGCTCATATTATCTACTAGCCCCAAGATGAGCAAAGATGCAGACTTTGAAATGTCTCGTCAGATAAAGAATATGATAGATAGATTTGATTACTTGTATCCAGATAGACAGATTAAATTCAAAGACTGGAACCTGTATATCCAATCTTTCCAGGAAATATCAGAGGACTTTCGTAAGGCAGGAATTGGGCGCACTGATATATTCTCTAATACAGTTGAGATAGCCAATAAAATTGAGGAATACGATTTTTACAGGGGTCTAGACCTTTTGCCTATACCTAAGACCAATGCGGACGAGAAACTCGCCCAAATGGCCTCTGAAGGCCTTAAAAGGCTAAACCTAGACCAGAACCAGGTCTACTTGGACAGGCTTGAAGAGGAATTATCTGTAATTAAAGATAAGAAATTTGCCTCATACTTCCTAGTAATTGGAGATATGATTAATTGGGCTAAGTCAAAAGATATTATGGTTGGACCAGGCCGTGGCTCAGCAGCAGGCTCTTTAGTTTGCTATGCCCTAGGAATTACAGACGTAGATCCAATTAAATATGACTTATTGTTTTTCCGATTTATTAACCCAGAGCGTAATGACTTTCCAGATATTGATACGGATTTTGAGGACCGCCGCCGTAAAGAGGTTAAGGATTATCTAAAGAAAAAATTTAAACATGTGGCATCTATTTCTACATTTACTTATTTTAAGGATAAAGGTGTAGTTCGTGATGCTGCTCGTGTATTCATGGTGCCACTCGGAGATGTTAACAAGGCCTTAAAATCAGTCGATACATTTGAAGATTATATGGAGTCTCCAAACACAAAAGAGTTTAGAGCAAAGTACCCAGAAGTTACATGGGTCGCAGAAAGACTTCGTGGAAAAATTCGAAGTGTTGGGGTACATGCTGCAGGTGTAGTAGTTGCTAAAGACGATATTAGAAACTATGCCCCAATTGAATCCAGAGAAGATCCACAAGATAAAGTATCTGGTCGTATCCCAGTAGTTGCATACGATATGGATACTGTTGCAGACATAGGTTTGATTAAGCTAGATGCGCTAGGCTTAAAGACTCTTTCTATTATTTCTGACACATTAAATTCTATTAGAAAAAGAACTGGTCGTGACATAAATTTATCTACCTTACCGCTAGATGATCAAAATATTTATGGAATGTTAAATGAAGGGTATACAAAAGGCGTATTCCAGGCTGAAGCTGTTCCCTATACTAATTTGTTAATTAAGATGGGCGTTAGCACATTTGAAGATCTCGCTGCTTCAAATGCTTTGGTTCGCCCAGGCGCAATGAATACTGTAGGAGCTTCTTATATAAATCGCAAGAATGGAGAAGAGGCAGTTAGCTATATCCATCCTATCATGAAGCCATTTACAGAAAATACTTATGGTGTAATTATTTACCAAGAGCAGGTTATGCAGGCCTGCGTACATCTTGGAGGAATGTCTTGGTCAGAGGCTGACAAGGTACGAAAGATTATTGGAAAGAAAAAGGATGCAAAAGAATTCGACCAGTTCAAGGATAAATTTATTGAAGGTGCTTCAAAGCACATTTCTAAAAAGCAGGCAGAACAACTTTGGCACACGTTTGAAGCACATGCTGGATACTCGTTCAATAGGTCTCACGCTATTGCTTACTCTATGCTTTCTTATTATACCGCTTGGCTTAAGTATCATTATCCTCTGGAGTTTATTTTCGCAGCGCTCAAAAATGAAGGAGACAAAGACAAAGTAACTGAGTATTTAATTGAAGCGAAAAGACTTGGAATCAAAGTCATGCTTCCACATGTTAACGAATCTGATGTATACTTTTCTTTACAAAAAGATGCTATTAGATTTGGGCTGGCTGAGATTAAATTTATTTCAGATGGCATTGCAAATAAAATTATAGAACGGAGACCATTTAAAAATTATGCAGAGTTTATTCAAAAAGCCTCAGAAAAAGGGAGCGGCATTAATAGTAGGGCTGTTACTGCTCTTAACGCTATCGGCGCTGCTGCCTTTGAGGATAATCCTAGAAGCGGCCAAGAAAAAGAAAACTTCTACGAATATCTAGGAATCCCAGAGTTCAATCTAGAATCAATACCACCAAGAATTAGGGCTCAGGCTAGACCAATTGAAGAGTTTGATAACTTAGGGTCATTCCCAATGTTTGGTATGGTAAAAAATATCAAGCGAGGAACTGGGTGGGCACGTATTGAGTTAGTAGATAGTACAGGATCAATAGGTCTATTTCATCACGAACAAACTCAAATAGAAATAAACCAGATGTATTTTATATTAGTCGGAGACAATCGAATTGCAAGGTATGTAAATGTAAAAGATATTAAGCCAGGGTCAGACGATTTATTTGTAGACTATCTGTACAGAAAAGAATACGACCTTGCTGAAGACGAGTATATTGTGATAAACTTTACTCCATATAAAACTAAAGCTGGCAAGACAATGGCTCACATTGTAATGTCTGATAAAGACAAGAATCTAACACGCTGTATTGTATTTTCTACGATGTATAAGATAGCTCTTGCGAAGATGCGTGAAGGCTTGAGGTGTAAAGTAGTCCTGTCTAAATTAGACGATGGAACACTCATGGTTAAGGAAATAAAATGACAGAAGATATTATTCAGTCAATGAGTTTAAATAAGATATTAGTCGCATTACTTGAAGAGCATGGGACACTGGCTGTTCCAACTATTAAATTTGTAAATGCGGCAAATGAAGATAAAGAATTAGTAGTAGAATATGACGATCAAGATTTGACGTTTAAATTTAGTTTAAGGAGTAAAAATGAACAGCCAAGAAATAGTTAGCCAATATGGCCTAGACGCATTGGCTGCAGTTCTTCATGAAACTGCAGTCGAAAAAGGATTTTGGGATGGGGAATATAACCATGACAAAATTGGAAATAAGTTAGCTTTAGTTCATTCTGAAGTAACAGAGGTTTTAGAAGCAATTAGAAAAAATCAAGGGTCGGAAAAGGTTGTCGAAGAAATCGCAGATACCTTAATTAGACTTTTAGATGTATATGCAGCAATGAGAAATGAGGAAGCAGTTCTTCATAGCCTAGATGAAATGCTACATCAAAAAATGGAAAGAAATAAGTACCGTCCAAAGCTTCACGGCAACCTATTCTAAATGATATAATAGTAGAGAGAAGAAAGATAAATAATGACAATTGTACTAGATGATATATTAGCAAAGTTAGATCCTAAAACAAGATCCAGAGTTCAATCAGCGGTAGATGTTCAAGTAGAAAGACAGGCAACTCCTAGCATAGGCCTAAATAAAGCATTGAAGGGCGGGCTTGGGTTTGGAAGACAGGTTCTGGTTTGGGGAAATAAGTCTGCTGGTAAATCTTCTTTCTGCTTACAAATGATTGCTGAAGCACAAAAAAATGGAAAAACTTGTGCTTGGATTGATGCTGAAGCATCCTACGATCAGGGCTGGGCGGAGAGACTTGGAGTAGATTCTTCTAAACTAATTTATTCCTCAGCAAAAACAATTAATGATATGGTTGATGTTGCTACACAGCTGATGGAAGCAGAGGTTGACCTTATTGTAGTTGATTCTATATCTGCCCTGCTCCCAGCTATTTATTTTGAAAAAGACAGTTCAGAATTAAAAAAGCTTGAAGATACAAAACAAATTGGTGCAGAAGCAAAGGATATGACACATGCAGTTAAAATGCTTAATTATAAAAATAAAAACACGCTTCTTGTACTCATATCACAACAGCGTAATCAGTTTGGCTCTATGCATGCTTCGCATATTCCGACGGGTGGAATGGCGGTTAAATTCTTCTCATCTACTGTTATTAAATTATGGAGCTCGGAAGCTGAAGCGAATGCGATCAAGGCTGGCGTACAAGTTGGCGATAAGGTACTTGAACAAAAAGTAGGTCGCCCAGTTAACTGGATTATTGATTATAATAAATTGGGTCCACCTAATTTATCTGGACAATATGACTTTTATTATCAAGGAGATAATGTAGGAATTGATAGAGTTGGAGAAACACTTGATGTTGCAGAAATGTACGGAATCGTGGAAAAGGGTGGCGCTTGGTACACCGTGGAAGGGGAGCGGCTACAAGGAAGAGCAAAGGCCGTGCAATACCTTCGAGATAACCCAGAAGTAGTGGATGCTCTAACGGAAAAGATAAATGCCAAATCTTAATGAGTTTATTAACTCAGAGCCACAGGTTCCAGAAAATTTAGAAAAATTTGATGGATCAAAACCCTGTAAACATTGCGACAAAGATTCACAAGAGTACTACTGGAATCCAATTACTCTTGAAATGACATGGAACTGTCCAGATGGTCATAAAAACTCTTATAGGATTAATTGATGTCAGAAAGATCAGAAGCTAAGCGTGATGGAGCAAAGCAACAGAAAAATAGTGGTAGAGGAGACTACCAAAAGGGAGATGCTTTGTGGAACGGGTTTGTTGTTGACTATAAAGAGACTGGAAAATCTGTTGCGGTATCAAAGGAGATGTGGGCTAAGGTTTGTACAGATACCTTTAAAGTAAGCAGATCTTATCACCCAGTTCTTAAATTAATAATAGGCGAAGGAAATAGTAAAACTAGATTAGCAGTAATAGAGTGGTCTTTACTGGAGCAATTAGTAGAAAAGTGGCACGAATGAAAGATATATTTATGACAACTATAGTTGGAGCGGCAACTGGAGGCATATTTAGTTTATTTAAACTTCCTATTCCTGCCCCTCCAGTATTTGCTGGACTGATGGGCATTGTTGGACTTTGGGTAGGTTATGCATTGGTGCAGGCGGTATTAGCGTGACCACAGACAAGAATCCACTAGAATTTATTAGTACAATTACTGAGTTTAACGATATTCATGATTTCATGAAAGATCCCGAATTGGATAAGATGATGGAGACTGTAGTTAAGCTTCTTATGAGTCCAGATGTTCCAGCAGCAAAAGCTCCAACATTAATTATTCAACTGCAGGCTATGTCGGCAAAGTTCTCTATGTTGTCTGCGTATTATTCTACGATAGCTAAAGATAAAGCTGGCACACCAAATAACAATAAAAAGAATATTTATTATTCTGTAAAGGAGTCGACTGATAAGCTTGTAGATGCACTCAAGTATATCGTTCGTTATAATGGCTAGAGATATAGTTAAAAATTTAAAATTTAAAAAATATGATGGCAAATTTAATGTAGTGGAGTTTGCTAAAATGCTAGATGACGCATATCTTGCAACTAAAAGACCAGATGGAGATATGACTAAGAAAACATTTAGTCCAAGTAGTTTTGGCTATGGTAACGGTAATTGCCCAAGGTATTGGTACATGGCATTCTCTGGATCCTATTTTATTGATAATAACGATGCTACTGCTGTGGCAAATATGGCTTATGGAACACAGGCTCATGATAGGCTGCAAAAGCTTATTGCAGGACAGTCCTCTGATTTATTTAAAACTAACTCATTGAAAGATGTTAAGACTGAAATAGAAATAACAAATGATTATCCCCCAATACGTGGCTTTATAGATCTAGTTATAGATTGGGATGGAGAAGAAGTTATTGGAGAAATTAAAACTGCAAAGCAAGAAGTTTGGGATACGAGGCAGGCAGAGATGGCCCCTTCCGCAAATCATATGCTACAGCTATTAACTTATATGAAACTTCGCAATGCTAAAGAAGCATTCTTCTTGTACGAAAACAAAAACACACAAGAGATACTTTTAATACCGATACAAATGACAGATAAAAATAAAGAGATCATAGATAATTTGTTTATCTGGCTATGCGAGGTTTATGATAATTTCAAGAATGGCGGTATACCAATGAGACCATTTTTAAAAACCAGTTATGCCTGTAAAGGATGCCCCATTAAAAAAGAATGCTGGAGCGGAGAAACTGGAACGGTGCAGATAGAGCCATATGAGGTACCAAAATTATGATATGCGCCAATAAAGAATGTGCCAAAGAATTTAATGCAAAAACACACAACCAGAAATATTGTTCTGACGAGTGCTGCCGAATTGCAACAAATAGGCGGATAATGGAAAAGTATTATGAAAAGAAAGCTATTCGCAATGGCGCAAAAAGATTATGCAAGAAATGTGATTCTAGACTTAGCAGATATAATGAATCTAATGTATGTGCAGCATGTCAGAAAAAGATAGATATAAATGAAAAGAATAAACTTTTGAGGATGATCAATGAAATTGGGTGAACTAATTAAAACTAAAGCTAACAGAGTTCTTGGTATAGACGCTTCAACAAATTCAGTCGCCTTCTGCCTTATGGAAAATGATAAGCCATTAAAATGGGGTAAGATAGAATTTTCTGGCGCAGATATCTACGAAAAGATTTATGATGCCAAAATCAAAATGCATGCCATGCTAGATGAATTAAAGTCTGATTATATTGTTGTAGAAGGTGCAGTGTTTGTCAAATCCCCAGATGCCGTGATAAAATTATCATATGTATACGGTGTCGTCATTTCTGAGCTTATGTCTAGTGGTGCTAGTGTTATTACTATTTCTCCTACATCTTGGCAGGCTTATATTGGAAATAAAAATCCAACAAAGATGGAGAAGGACACGCTTAGGTTTGAAAATCCAGGACATGCTGACTCTTGGTACAAAGCAAAGATGCGGGAAATTAGAAAGCAAAGGACTGTAGATTACTTTAATAAGAAATATAACCTACAGCTAGACGATTTTGATGTGGCAGATGCATTTGGCATTGCTCATTATTCAAATACGGTATTGACAGAACGATGAAGCTATATAAAAGTAAAGATTGGCTATATCGTAGATATGTAGTCCAAAAGAAAACTATGGAAGAGATAGCTAAAGAGTGTGGCGTTACAACAATGACCATATACAGAGCCTTGAAAGATAATGGTTTAATCAAATGAGTATTATTTACACTGGCGGGACCTTTGACTTATTTCATTCTGGACACGTAAATTTATTAAAAAGATGTAAAGAATTAGCTGGACAATTAGGAATTGTAGTGGTGTCATTAAACACTGATGAGTTTATACAGCAATATAAAGGAAAGCCACCAGTATGCAGTACGGAGGAAAGGACAGCAGTTCTTGAAGCCTGCAGATATGTTGATGAGGTAGTGTTAAATGTTGGCGGGGCAGACTCCAAAATAGCAATCGAAATTGTAAAACCAGATTATATAGTCATAGGATCTGATTGGGCAAAAAAAGATTATTATGCTCAGATGGGATTTAGTCAAGATTGGTTGGATGAGCGAGGCATAGGGCTGGTATACGTGCCATATACTCAAACGATATCAACAACTAAATTAAAGGGCAGAATGCAATGAAATTTTTTACTTATGTTGTTTGTTGGGATGAAGTATATGACAATGTGTTAAGCATAGAGCATTCTTTTAAAACCTACAACATTCCTCATAAAATTATAAATTCTGGGCATAGGCCAAATGAAA